CGCGCGCACGCGCATGAAGAAGAGGCCGGAAAAGTCCCCCAAGACCCCCAAGACCCCCAAAATCCAGGAAATACGTGGGTTTCGGCCGGGGGATCTTCGAACCAGAGACCCCCACAGACCCCCACGACGCCTCCATGGCTCGATGGCGTGCCGTGATGCGCCGCCCGCACAGCACCGGGCCGCCTGCGAGATGGCCATCCCGGAAAGCCGGGCAGCGACGGCGAGCTCCGCCAAGAACCGCGCCGTCGCCGCCCTCACCACGACGATCCCCTCTCGGAGACCCCATGGCTCTCGCGACTCTCCCCATGCCCGCGGCGCACGCAAGCGGGCCGCCGATCACCGCCGCTCTGCCCGCCGCCCTGCGGCATCATGCGGTCCTCGCCCTCGACCTCGGCACCACCACCGGCTGGGCGCTCCGCGGACAGGGCGGCGGCATCACCTCCGGCACCATCTCCTTCAAGCCGAGCCGCTTCGAGGGCGGCGGGATGCGCTACCTCCGCTTCCGCGGCTGGCTGACCGAGATGGCCGCCCTTGCCAGCGGCCTTTCCCGCATCGCCTTCGAGGAAGTCCGCGCCCACGCGGGCACGGACGCAGCCCACCTTTACGGCGGCTTCCTGGCCCACCTGTCTGCCTGGTGCGAGGAACGCGGCATCGCCTACGAGGGCGTCCCGGTCGGCACCATCAAGCGCTTCGCAACCGGCCGCGGCAACGCCGACAAGGCGGCGATGATCGCAGCGATCCAGGCGCGCGGCTTCGCGCCGGCCGACGACAACGAGGCCGACGCGATCGCGATCTTGCTCTGGCTCACCGACGCACAGGGAGGTCGCGCATGAGCGTCCCCGGCGCACCCACCCTAGCGCGCAGTCCGATCGGGCGGCTGCGCACCCCGACCAGCGAGCCCGAGCTCAACGCGATGCGCGCCGCCGCCTGGCACCGGCATGGCGTCGCCGCGATCCCGGTCGACGACATCACCGACCCCTGGCTGCGCAAGGCGATCACCAACGAGGCCAACCGCCGCTGGGGGCGGCGGCAGGGAGGCAACGCCCATGGCCGGTAAGCGCAAGGCCAAGCGGACCGCCACGCCGCGCGAGGACCTGTCCAAGCCCTCCAAGTGGCGGCTGCAGCATGGCGGCTTCGACGAGGCTGTCCGCGGCACGGATCCGGATACGGGCACGCCCATCCTGCACCGTCGCGCCGTCGACAGCCTGGGCGTGCTGCTCGCCAACGGCAGCATCACGGCGCAGATGCACGAGGCGGGCGAGATCTTCCGTGCCGTGTTCCAGCGCGCAGCGCTCGATCGCGTCCGCACCATGCCCATGATCCGCATCCCTGGTGGCAGGGCCGACCTGCTCTCCGAGAGCCAGACGGTCGCACGCGAGCGCGTCGCCCGCGCGATGACGCATCTCGGAGGCTTCGGCAGCCCTGCGGGCAGCATCGCCTGGTATGTGCTGGGCCTCGAGCACAGCGTGCGCGACTGGGCACTGCGCCAGGGCTGGAACGGGCGCGCGGTGACGCCTGCGCTCGCGCACGGGATCCTACTCGGCACGCTCGGCATCCTGACGGCCCACTATGGCCTTGCTCCGCCCGCCCGTGTGGCGGTCGGCGCAACAACGTCGGCCCTTCAGGACGGTGCTGCTGCAAAATCTGCACAGCCTCAATGAGTGCATTGCTTGGTGTGATTTCGCCGTGCTTGTCTGCCGTCACTGGCGAGGCGTGCGTCTCGCTTGTGGCGGTGGCTCACCAGTCACAGCGTCGCTCCATCGAGACAGTGGCTCGCGAGCCGCAGGGTCCTTCCTGGCCCCGCTGTATGCGGGGGGCGGAAGCGCGCAACATCGCTAGCGCCTGGCCCGAAACATGGTTCGCAGTTCGCACCCTTCGGTCCTGATCTCAATCGCTTAGCTGCGAACCATGGCCGCGATGGTTCGCAGCCGCGGTTCGCATGGTTCGCACCCACCCTGATCCCGGATGGCCCAATGACGCTCCCCTGGATGGCAGCGAAGATCCTGCTGCGCCCGGTGGCGGAGCTGCGCGCGCATCCCGGCAACGCGCGCGTGCATGGCCCCGCGCAGATCGAGCAGATCAAGGCCAGCATGCTGGCCTTCGGCTTCACCAACCCGCTGCTGGTGGACGAGGACGGCGTGCTCATCGCCGGCCACGGCCGGCTCGAGGCCGCGTTGGCGCTCGGCATCGAGAAGGTGCCGACGATCGTGCTGCGGCATCTTTCCAGCGCACAGAAGGAGGCGCTGCGTCTCGCCGACAACCGCATCGCGGAGAATGCGACCTGGGACCAGGCGCTGCTGCGCGATGCGCTCGCCGCGGTGCAGGCAGCGCCAGACCTCGACATTGCGGCACTCGGCTTCTCGGCCGCGGAGCTGGACGACATCCTCGCGGCGGCTGGAGATGCCGTGTCCGACGGCGACGCGCCCGAGGCCCTGTCGGCGCCCGCGGTCCAGGGGGGCGGGGACAGCGCGGCGGCGACGGAGGAGGCAGCGGCGGAGGATGACCCCGCCGACGCCGAACCGGACCCGCCGCGCCAGGCCGTCGCCCGCCCCGGCGATCTCTGGCTGCTCGGCGACCACCGCCTGCTCTGCGGCGACAGCACGGATGCTGCGTCGGTCGCCCGCGTCATGGGCGGGGACCGCGCTGCGCTGCTGTTCACCAGCCCGCCTTACGGGAACCAGCGCGACTACACCACCGGCGGCGTCTCGGATTGGGACGCGCTGATGCAGGGCGTGTTCCAGCATCTCGACCGGGCCGTGCGCGCGGATGCGCAGCTGCTCGTGAACCTCGGGCTGATCCACCGCGATAGCGAGTGGCAGCCCTACTGGTCCGACTGGCTTGACTGGATGCGGCTGCAGGGCTGGCGACGGTTCGGCATCTACGCCTGGGACCAGGGGCCCGGCCTGCCGGGCGACTGGAACGGGCGGCTCGCGCCGGCCTTCGAGCTGGTCTTCCACTTCAATCGCGAGCCGCGCCGGCCCAACAAGATCATCCCGTGCCGCTGGGCCGGGCACGTCAACTCCGAGAAGGGCGGGCTGCGCGCCAAGGATGGGACGGTCGGGGAATGGCAGCACGCTGGCCAGGGCGTGCAGGAGACCCGGATCCCGGACAGCGTGCTGCGCATCACCCGGCACAAGGCGCGCGGCATCGAGACGGAGCACCCGGCGGTGTTCCCGGTCGCGCTGCCCGAGTTCCTGATGCGCGCCTACGCCGACGAAGGTGACGTCGTATTCGAACCCTTCGCCGGTGCCGGCACGTCCATCATCGCGGGCCAGCGGACCGGGCGCCGCGTCCGCGCCATCGAGCTCGCGCCGGCCTATGTCGACCTGGCGATCGCCCGCTGGCGAATGATGCATCCCGATCTGCCGGTAACGCTGGAGGACGACGGGCGTGACTACGACGCCGTTGCTGCAGCGCGGATGGAGGTCACCGCCAGTGCAGCCTGATCTCGTCGTCTCCGCAGTGCCGTTGGCTGAGCTGGTGCCCTACGCCGAGAACGCGCGCACGCATTCGCCGTCGCAGGTGGCGCAGATCGCCGCCTCCATCGCCGAGTTCGGCTTCGTGAACCCGGTCCTGGTCGACGCTGAGGGCGTGCTGATTGCGGGCCACGGCCGCGTCATGGCCGCAAAGCAGCTGGGCCTCACCTCGGTGCCGGTGCTGCGGCTCGGCCATCTCTCTCCCCCGCAGGCCCGGGCGCTCCGCCTCGCGGACAACCAGATCGCGCTGAACTCCGGCTGGGACGAGGCGCTGCTCGCTGCCGAGATCGCGCGTATCCGTGACGAGGCGGTGGTGGACCTCGACGTCCTCGGCTTCTCGTGCATGGAGCTCGACCGTCTGCTGGCCGCGGCCGATGCCAGCCTCGAGGACGACGCCGACGACGCGCCCGAGCCGCCGGCCGTTCCCGTCACCCGCGCCGGTGATCTGTGGCGCTGCGGTGACCACCGCCTCCTCTGCGGCGACGCCACGAAGCTGGCCGACGTGCAGCGCGCCCTCGGCGCCGACCGCCTCGCCGACATGGCCCTCACGGATCCGCCCTACAACGTCGCCTACCAGGGCGGCACCTCGGCCAAGATGACCATCGCCAACGACGCACTGGGCCAGGGCTTCCTCGACTTCCTCCGCCCGGCGCTGGCGAACCTGCTCTCGGTGACGAAGGGCGCATGCTATGTCTGCATGTCCTCGTCCGAGTGGCCGACGCTGCATCGCGCCTGGCAGGAGGCTGGCGGGAAGTGGTCGAGCACGATCATCTGGGCGAAGAACACCTTCGCGCTCGGCCGTGCCGACTACCACCAGCAGTTCGAGGCGATGCTCTACGGCTGGAAGGCCGGTGCGCAGCACTACTGGTGCGGCGCCCGCGACCAGGGGAACGTCTGGCACTTCGACAAGCCGGCCAGGAACGACCTGCACCCCACCATGAAGCCGGTCGCGCTGGTGGAGCGCGCGATCCGCAACAGCAGCAAGCAGCGCGACACGGTGCTGGACCCGTTCGGCGGCTCCGGCACGACCATGATCGCGGCAGGGCGGACGGGGCGGCGGGCCGTGCTGCTCGAGCTCGACCCGGCCTACGCCGACGTCATCGTGCGGCGCTGGCAGGAGGCGACGGGCGAGGCGGCCGTGCTGGACGGCGAGGACCGCACCTTTGCCGACGTCGCTGCCGCACGCGGCCGGCAAGCCGGGTGATCACGGCGCGCCCGGGGGCGTCTCCGGCTCCTGCATCCAGGCCGGGATGTCGCGCTGGGCGTGCAGCACGCGCCAGACGTCGATGTGGTCGGGCTGCTCGCGGTAGAAGACGACGAACGGAAAGCGCCGCAGCGGCCAGGCGCGCAGCCCGTCCAGGCCCAACTCGTAGGCGTAGCGGAGCGAGCCGACGCCAGGCTGCGTGCCCACGCGGCGAAACGCCTGCTGCAGGGCATCGATGAACCTCAGCGCCAGGGGCTCGCCGCCTTCGGCCAGGTAGTGGGCGATCGCCTCGTCGATGTCCTGCTGTGCGAGTTCCCGCGGGATGACCGCCCGCGCGGTCACGCCCGATCAGCGCCGCGCGCGCGCCGCCGCAGCCCGTCGAAGTAGGCGTCGTCAGCGACGCTGCCGGGGCGGGACGCCGCGCCGGCCAGCAGCAGGCCACGCAGCCGCTGGCGCTCCTGATCCTTCCGGATCAGCTCGCGGACGTATTCGCTGCTCGTGCTGTAGCCGCCGCTTTCGACCTGCTGGTCGACGAAGGCCTTCAGCGCGTCGGGAAGGGAGACGTTCATCGTGCCCATGCCCCGGAGAGTGGAGCGTTTGGCAAAATTTGGCAAGAACCGCGTCGGGCAGCCGGAGGCAGATGTGATCCGGAACGCCGAAAGAACGCAATAATTGCAGCGCGGTAGATGCTTGGCTCGGCTCCGCCGCAGCGCGAATGGTCCGTCACGCGCGGAGCACCGCGCAGCAGACGGAGAGCACGATGACCGACCGCGAAGCCCGCGCCACCCGCAACCAGCAGAAGAGCCTCGAGGCCTTCCTGCAGCAGAAGGCCCGCTTCGACGCGATGGTCGCCGAACTGCAGCAAATGAGCGCGGACCACTTCGGCGCGGATCCCGAGGAGGTCCTCTGGGGAAGGGCCGCCACCCTCGAACACTGGAACAGCCGGCTGGCGAGCGTGACGGATTGCTACTTTAAGCGCGGCGAATTCGCCGAATAGCGCGCCGCGCCCGCCGCGACGCGGCGCCGCCACCGCCCCGACAGGCCAGGCCTGCGGGGCTCGGGGTGGTGGCACCCGGCCCATCGGGTGCCGAACCGGAGACCCCGACGATGAAGCTCACCGACACCCAGCGCGCGATCCTGGCCGCCGCCGCCGAGCACCCCGAGCACCTGGCCTACCCGCCCGAGCGCCTGCCGGCCGCGGCGCGGCAGGCGGTGGCGAAGGCGCTGCTGAAGCAGGACCTGGTGATCGGCGTGCACCGCCCCGCCTACGACGCGGTCGCGAAGTGGACGGTGGACGGGGACGAGATGCTGCTGAAGATCACGGACGACGGGCTGCGGGCCATCGGCATCGACCCGAATGCGGGCGACGCGCCGGAGGAAGACGAGCAGAGCGCCGAGGCCATCGCGCGCCGCAACGCCGAGCGTCGCGCCGCCGCCGAGGCCACCGCGTCGGTGGCCGACACGGCGCCCACGGGCGGGGAGGACGCCGCGGAGGAGGATGCCCCCGCGGAGACCGCCGAACCCGCCCACACCGCGCCCACGCCCGGCTCGCGCGCAAGCCTGCGCGACGCCGCCGCGGCGGTGCTGGCGGCCTGGGACGACGAGGCCAACCGCGAGGCGGACATGATCACCGCCCTCGACGGGCCGATGGCGGCCCTCCGCGCAGCCCTGGCCGGCAAGCCGCCCCACGCTGCGCGCGAGCCCGGCGCGCCGCGGAAGCCGCGCGAGGGCACGAAGCAGGAGGCGGTGCTCGTCCTGCTCCGCCGCGAGGAGGGCGCGACCATCGCGCAGATCTGCGAGGCGACGGGCTGGCAACAGCACACGGTCCGCGGCTTCTTCGCGGGCCTGAAGAAGCGCCAGGGGATCGAGGTCCAGGTGCTGGAGCGGGTCCGGCAGGTCGGCCCGAACAAGGAGGGCGCCCGCGGATCCTACAGCATTTACCGCATCGCCGACTGACGCCGCCGGCGCCGCGATCAGGGCCCGCCGCCGCAAGGTAGCGGGCCCTTGCTCGTCATAAACACCATGGGCGGCGGGAGGTCGCCGCCATGCCCGAGCTGACCCCCTCCACCCGCGAGGCTGCCCGCCGCATCGGTATCACCGAGACGGCGCTGCGCAAGGCCGAGCAGACCAGCCGCATCGCCCGCGAGCCGGATGGCCAGTGGGACATCGACAAGACCCGACGCCGCCTGGTGGAGACTGCGGACCCCGCCCGCTCGCCGCTGGCCAATGGCGGCGGAGCCGAGGGCACGCCCTACGCCCGACTGAAGGTCGCGCAGCTCGCGCTGAAGGTCGAGGCGCAGCGGCTCGCGCTCGACGAGAACAAGCGCCGGCTGCTCGACGTCGCCGAGGCCAACGCCACGATCGACGAGATCGCGGGCGCGATTCGCGACGCGCTGCTGAACTGGCCGGCCCGCGTCTCCGGGCTGATCGCCGCGGAGCTCGGCGTCGACCCGCACCTGCTGCAGACGGTCCTGCACGCGCACATCACCGACCTGCTCTCGGAGGCGGCCGATCGCTTCGACCCTCCAGGCCTGGGCGGAGATCGGGCCGCGCACCCGTGACCATGTCCGGCGCCGGGCGGGGAGCATGCTCCGCCCGCCACCGCAGCTCCGGGTGTCGGAATGGGCTGAGCGGCACCGGATCCTCGGGAGCCGCGCCTCCTCCGAGCCAGGCCCCTGGCGGACGAGCCGAACCCCGTATTTGCGCGAGGTGATGGACGCGCTGTCGGCGGTGCATCCCGCGCGGCGCGTCGTGTTCATGAAGGGTGCGCAAGTCGGCGCCACCGAGGCCGGGAACAACTGGCTCGGCTACATCCTGCACCACGTGCCCGCCCCGGTGCGGGCGGTGCAGCCCACCGTGGAGCTGGCGAAGCGCTTCTCGCGCCAGCGCATCGACCCGCTGCTGGAGGAGACGCCGGCCCTCAAGGAGAGGGTCGCACCCGCCCGCGCGCGGGACAGCGGCAACACGCTGCTGTCGAAGGAATTCCCGGGCGGCATCCTGGTGCTGACCGGGGCCAACAGCGCGGTCGGGCTGCGCTCGATGACGGCGCGGTTCCTATTCCTCGACGAGATCGACGCCTATCCCGGCGACGTCGAGGGCGAAGGCGACCCCATCTCGCTGGCGGAGGCCCGCGCCCGCACCTTCGGCTGGCGGCGGAAGGCGTTCCTCGTCTCGACGCCGACCATCGCGGGCCGGAGCCGGATCGAGCGGGAATACGCCGCCTCCGACCAGCGTCGCTTCTTCGTGCCGTGCCCGCACTGCGGCGAGATGCAGTGGCTGAAGTTCGAGCGGCTGCGCTGGGAGAAGGGCGAGCCGCGCTCGGCGCGCTACCACTGCGAGGCTTGCGACGAGGGGATCGAGGAGCACCACAAGACTGCCATGCTGGCCGGCGGCGAATGGCGGGAGACCGCCACCGCCGAAGATCCGCACACGGTCGGCTTCCACATCTCGTCCCTCTATGCCCCGGTCGGCTGGTACTCGTGGGAGCAGGTCGCGCGGGACTGGGAGGCGGCGCAGGGCAAGCCGGAGGACTTGAAGACCTTCCGGAACACCGTGCTCGGCGAGACCTGGCAGGAGCGGGGCGAAGCGCCGGATTGGGAGCGCCTTGTCGAGCGGCGCGAGGACTTCCGGATGGGCGTCGTGCCCGCTGGCGCGCTGTGCCTCACCGCCGGCGTGGACGTGCAGGATGATCGCCTTGAGTGCGATGTCTGGGGCTGGGCGGAGGGATACACCTCCTGGCTGGTTGATCACGTCGTGATCCCCGGCAGCCCGCGGGAGCGGGAGCCG